ACCACCTAAACCTGTCCAAGTTGATCCGTTATAACCTTCCCAAGCAACTAGAGATGTATTGTATCTTATAGCACCTGTGTACAATGCACCACCTATTGGTCTTTGTGCAGTTGTTCCTGTTGGTGGAACCCAAGCACCAACACCTGCCTTATCTCTTGTTAAATATCCTAATATAGCATTTTCTGTAGGAACAGCATTGTTTGAGTTTCCTGCTAATGTTTCGTCTGTACTAAATTCGTTTACAGAAGCACCTAATTCTGCACCGATAGAACCAAGTTTTAATTCACTTAATCCTGAAAGGTTAAAGGCGTCTGCGTTAAGAGTAGCAGTACCAGTTGCCTGTTCAATTTTAAATAGATCACCAACTCTAAAGTCCCCTTGTTGGTCGGTTGACACCCAATATACACGACCGCCATCTTCTTCAATAATCTCATCATCTTGGTCAGCAGGTTGTGTAGGTGTTCCTGGATAATTTGTAGTTATGAAATCTCCAGTACCAATATTTAAGAAATCGTGGCCTGTTAAACGAATGTTTGAATATCCTGTTGTAACATCTGTTCCTATACTATCACCTTTTGCTTTTAGTGATGTAATATCTTCAGTTAATCTGATTACTGCCGTTCCATTAGTTAAATCTTCTTCAGATACTAACCCAACTCTATAATATTTTGTATCTCCTGTACATTTAATATTAGCAGCAAGTTTAATTAAACCTGTTGCGTTCAATGTAGTTGTACCTGATTTAACAGCAAGTAAAGGTCCTCTTTGACCTTGTTGTGCAGGTGAACCAAAAGAACCATCTAAAGTAATTTGGAATGTAGATGAATCTTCTTTTTCAATTGTACAAGTTTCTCCGTTTTGGAAATTACCACTTATATTTTCTATATGTAAGTATTGTAAAGATGTGTTAAATCTGAATATTTTAGCAGTTGCGCCTGAAGTATCTCCTTGAATAACAGCAGTACCTTGTCCTTGTGTTGAAATCATATTTTCAACATCTGAAATAGTTGCAGGTGATATTATAGCAGCAGCATTATATTTCAACATCAAACCTCTAGTTTGAATATTTACTGGTGTTTCGTCTTCGTCTGTACCAGCAGCAACACAAGCACGTTCTCCGTATGCGTGTGAGCAGTTTAGACCTCTAATAAATCCGCCTGATTCTGCAAATACGGCCTTCTCAGCATAATAAACGAATACTGATACTGCCTCGCAACGACCATTTCCTAAGATGTGAATACCCATACCATCACTATTGATTTGAGTAAAGTCGTTTCCTAAAATTGATTTGTTTGAAGATGGATGGGTTTTCTTATGCAAGTTACCATCAATCTGCATACCACAAGCACCAGAGTTTGCTGATGTGCAGTTTTGAATATATGGAGAAGCTTTTGCAATATTACCACTAGGGTCTAATGAAATAACCGCAGCCATTTGAACACCTCTTGGTATTACTCTTTCACCTACGTCTGTAATATTGAATTTTGCTTTTGCAAGTGTAACATAATCACCTGTTGTTAATCCGTGATTTGAGTCTGTATTGACCGTTATCTGTCCAGCAGCGTGAGCATATGCGTAATTTTGAATTGAAACATCTGTTGATTCTGCACCTTCAATAATAACATTACCACCACTTACATAGTTGTGTGTTAAATCATCTGTTGCTGTTGGAACCGTAAATGAATTTGCACTTGTAACCGTAACTTGATATAAACCACCAGCACGTTTTTTACTTGTTAATCCTGTAAATGTAAAGTTTCTAATGTTGTTTGAGTCATTACATAACCACATATTTGAAGCAGCATTTAATTCTGTTGAACCTACTTGTAAAGTAATATCACCACTTCCGCCTGTATCTCCAGACGCTAAAGTAAGTATATCACCAACACTATATCCTGCACCACCGTGGTATGTGTTAAACTCAACTGCTGTATTACCTTGAACTAATATGCTAAATACTGCACCTTGTCCTACACTAGGAAGAGTTAATGTTCCTTCTAATGTACTGAAATCCATTCCAGTTAATTTAACATTATCACTTACTGATAATCCGTGAGAACTTGATGTTGTAATAGTAGCAACACCTGTTGAATTGTCGTAACTTACATTTGATATAGTAAATGATCCAAAAGCAGCATTTGTAACCGTACCACCTCTAACATATGTGTGTACTAAACTTGATGTACCGATATTACACGTGAAATTTGTTGAGTCTGGTGTACTTAAAACAGCAAATTGTTTTTCAGTTTTACTAGGGTGAATATATTTGTACTCTCCATTAGTTTTACCTGAAGATGGATTATTAATCACCTTCATAGTTTTAATTTGTGTACCGTTACCACTTGCAGGACCAACTCTTGTATTTCTTAAAGTTTCTCCCATTACAGAAATACCTGCTCTAATTCTTAAAGGTAAAATTTCTGAATATGTTCCGTTTTTAATTCTTAAAATATCTCCAGCAACAGATTTAACATCCATTAATAAAGGAGCAGTCGCATTACCGATCAATGTTCCATCAATATATAATTTGTCTCCAACATTGTGATCGTGTGTACCATTTTGTATTTCTACAGCAACAGCACCACTATTTGTATCTACTCTAAAGAAAGCGTCAGCACCAACAGCAGGATAAGTTTTTGCACCAATAGAACAAGTGTAATCTAAACCTCTTACTCTTATTAAATCATTGATTGATAAACCGTGAGCACCTGAAGTTGTGATTGTTAAAACACCTGTTGTATGATTGTAAGGTCCGTTTGTAACCGTTAAATTTGAGTTATCTGATTTTTTAATTGTACCACCACTAACATAAGTGTGTGTATAAGTTGATGTTCCTAATTGTACTTCAAAAGTTGTTGTATTTGTAACTGAAGTAACTTTTAATTCTTTGTAAGCAATTGCTCTAACATTATTGTAAACATTAGCAGTACCACCTGTACCACCAGTTACATTTTCTACTTCTCTTACTGATTTATCTTTTGCTCTAGTAGCAGCGTATTGAATTGTTTTGTAAGGTAAAGATTCTGAACCTGGGTTACTATCTGATCCACTTGGAGAAACCCATAAAATATTTTTACCTGATTCACCAGTCCATAGTACATCTAATCCGTCAGTTGCTAAAACTGATCCTGGCATACCGACAGGTAATCTTGCAACACCACCAGAACTTTCAAATAATAAATCTCCTCTTGTAGTTAATACGGCAGCAGTATCTCCTTGAGCAAGAATTGTCCAAACGGTTGCGTCTGAACCAGGAGTTACATTTACTTGTCTGTCTTTTAATTGTATGTATGAGTTTGAAGAATATCTTACAACATCACCAACATAATAAGTTGTAGCGGCGTCATAAGTACCTCTCCATTTAAATCCTTCTACGACAACTTTCCAATAAGTTGAATTTACGGTACCATCTGTATCAGCAGGATATTGATTTGTACCATTTAAAATTGCAACGTATGAATTACCACCATACTGAACCGTATCACCAGTTTTGTATGCTGTTCCGTGAGAGTAAATACCAGTTGCATTGAAACCAGTTGTTACTACATCCCAAGTAGCATTGTCAGCAGGTGTTTGTCCTGAGGCTTCTTCAGCAGCAACATATACGTAAGAATATCCTCCGTAAGTTACAACGTCACCTTTTGAGTAAACGGTACTTGCGTTATAAGAATCTTCAAATTGTAAACCTTCAGAATAGATTGAAAAATTTGCCTGAGCAAAATCATCAGCAGTTGCGCCTGAAGTGTGAGCAGTTGTACATCTATATTGATAAGAACCAAATTTAACAATATCATCTAATCTGTAATATTGTGTAGTTGTCCAATCACCTAAAAATGCTAAACCTTCACTATAAAGTGTAAATTTAGCTAAGTCTATATTAATGTCACCACCTGAAGCAGATGTGTGTTCAGTTGTGACTCTGTATGTTCTTCCCCCATACTTAACTAGGTCGTTTAATCTGTATTGAGTTGAAGAAGCGTAATCACCTCTAAAAGTGATACCGTCTGAATATTGTTCAAATTTTGCTTGATCTAAAACTGCACTTGAAGAAGTATGAGCAGTTGTAACTCGGTATTGTTTACCACCATAAGATACTAGGTCGTTTAATTTGTACCAAGTTGAATTTGCGTAAGCACCTTTGTAGTAAAAAGATTCTCCGTGTAGTTGCCAGTTTGTAGTGTATGTTGCAGGAGATGTGTAAAATATGTTTTCGTTATTTGGCGATGTATGGTTTGATATACAAACATATGTATTACCACCGTACTTAACTATGTCATCTATAACATAGCCTGTACTAGTTGTCCAATCACCTCTCCATTTAAATTTAAGTCGTCCTAGTTTAAAATCTGCCATTTGTTTCCCTAATTAGTCATTTCTATACTGCACTTTGATATGATGTAGTTGTAGAAACTGCCGTTGTGTCTTCAAAAGTATCAAAATCGTCTGAACTCTCAGCGGTTCTTGTTACTCCTGCATTTACTCTTTTTACTAAATCTCCACTAGTATTATTTATAAGAAAAGTAGTGGTAGGATTTACTGAAAAGTTAATTTGTTGAAATCTATCACTATCATTATTGTAGTATCTTTTCTTAACCGTACCTATAACAATACTCAATCCAGTCTTTGGAATTAGAGTGAAAGTTACTACGGTATTATTGACTAAAGTAAAGTCTGAAAACGCAACTTGTTGAACTCCGTCTAAAAATACTGCAATCCTTGACTCATTTAATACTGGTGTTGATATTGTAAATTGATATGCTGAACCATCTGTTGTAAAATAGTTAACATCAAACATCTCTAGTCTTTCATCTACATAATCTGTTTCTGATCTTCCTACAAAATCAGACTTACCATCTTCGTAAAATTTTGATACTTCAATTGTTTCATTACCTTTGTTAGGATTTACTGAAGTTAGATATAACATACCATCTTTTGTTCGTCTAATTCCGTTAAAAGATTTCTGTTTTACTGAAGCAGCGGGTGTGTGATCTACTAAATATGCCATTTTCTCTATTTATATTTCTATGTTAATTCAAGGATACTTGCGTATGCCTCAACATCTACTGAAGACGAATCAGGATTTGGGTCAGCGACTATTCTAACAATATCGTTGTTCTCTAAATTAACTGGTTTGTCTAAAGTTAATGTATTGTTTGGCGGAACTTCTAAACTTTTACCTATGTGATAAAAAGTAGAACCACCATCAGTTGTAACTTTTACATTTACGGTAGCAGCAGCAGTTGTACTCTTATTTGAAATATATAATGCGTGAATTACAGCAGTTGCACTTGCACCAGCTGTAAATAAATTACCAGCAGACGTATCTACTACTGGAACGGTTATTCCTGCATTTTTAAATGTACTTGCCATTATTAACTACCGAATACTATTGAAAACGCTAATGAGTCTCCAAGCATAGCAACATCTCCATCTGCGTCTGGAAAAGTTATTGTTCTATCACCTGTAGGTTCCTGAACCGTTAGAGTTGTTTCGTATGCGTTTTCTTGGTAACCTTCAAAAATTATATTTGCACCGTTTAATGTAATATCATTACTTGTAACTGCACCTGCATTTGTAACTGCCTGTAAAGTTACAGCACCAGCACCACCAACTTCTTTTACAACGCCTCCAGATGTTTTAGTATATAACTTACCATCTGTTACGTTCATTGCCAATTCGTGTACTTGTAAAGCAGCAGCACCTGGAATTTGACTTGGTGTTTCTGATCGTTTTGGTTTTATTACGGTTGCCACTAGAATGTACCTCCGTCAACCGTACTAACTTCAACATCACCTGAAGTTACCGTAAAATTATTTGAGTTAAATTTTGCAACACCTTTGTTTGAGTTTGAAGCGTCTTCACCCTCAATTTTAATTGTGTTGTTATCAACAATAGTGTTAACTCCTTCACCTGCTAAAAATTCTAAATTTTCTTCTAAATAAACTCTTCCTGTTGTA